GAAGGTCGAGTAATACCTTCTAATGTCGTACCGAAACAAGTGAAGATCGCTACTTTTGAGATGGCTGTCTTCAGCTCCAAGGGTGATCCCTATGCCCCATCTAGCACTGCTGGACTCGATCGCCTCAAGATAGATGTCATCGAGTTGGAATTTAATAACGATGGCAATAATGAAGGGTCGGGGAGCTTCACCGCCCTACCACCCCGCGCACTACTGCCATTGATGGGCATCGGAGAGTTTGCATACGGGGCAAATGTAAGGAAGGTCATAGTCGGTTGAGCGACAGTCTTCTCCAAGCAACCTTTGATGGTGTTGAAACGGCATTCGCTGTATGCCATGAATGGGTAAGGATCGGCACGTATAGAAAGCTAACTGGCAATGCTGTTTACGATCCTATCACCGACACTACTTCAGACCCTGGAGCGGTCATTAGTGGCGTACGATATATACAAACCGCAGCTTCGCTTGAAGAGCGGGAAGCTTCTCCCGTTGCCATTAACGACGCCAAGTTCATTGTCCCTTCAGTAGATCTCCCAGGTGTAGAACCGGGAGAAAATGACGTCATCACTTTGGATGGTGTTGATTGGAATGTATTAGTAGATAAGTACGTTCCTGGACGACCCATTCATATCTTGTTCGCGAGGAAAGCATGACGGCTCAAGCAATGATGCGCGTCAAGTACACGCGACCAAAGAACTTCACGCAACAAGCGACGCGTGAGGTGAATAAATTCAAACAGGATTATACGCGCCTGTTGGTCATGGGTCTGACGGATATGCAAAAATCAATTTTGCTTACTCCTGTCTATACAGGCCGCACCCTCGTCAATTTCCAGTGGAGTTTAGGAGCGCCAGTTGAGTCATCCAGAGCAGCAGTACGTGATCCGCCGAGGCCGGGAACAACAAGTGCTATGGCAATCGGTTCAGAGCCTCGCCGTCCAGCGAATGCGGCGGTCGTGGAAGCGGAGTTTGCTTCGCTCATTGCTGCAATACGAATCAACCCGTTCCAAGATATCTACTTGGTAAATAATCTCGCACACTTCAGTGAGGTGGAGTTCGGTTCTTATTCTACTCAAGGAAGAAAGTCCCGCACTCCTCCGGGTGGCATGACTCGTCGAGGTGAGACTCTCTTTGAATACGATTTGATGGGATTCTTGAAACGTGTCTCGTGAGCTAGAAAGACAAACGATATCTGATCATTTCTTATCCGCGTGGGATCCTGCGGATGGAGTTATCGCTTGGCCGAATAAACCTTTTGAAACTCCAAAGAAAGCACAGTTCGCCGTCTTCAATATAGTGGATCGTGGGACTGTTCGCAAGAGTTTAGGAGTGGATTATTTCAAGCGTTATTTCGGCACGATGCAGATAGATATTTATGTTCCTCAAGACTTAGGAACAAAGCCGTCCAGAGATATTGCGGACAAGCTTGAGCCTATATATGATTCGCTGGATCTGCTCATGAGCAATGGGCAGCTTCTTGTATTTGGGACACCTACAGCTCGTACTTTGGCCCTGAATGAACAGAGGGCGGCAAATCTTGAAGATAATTGGGACCGACTTATTTTCGAGGCACCTTACTATAGAGATCAGCATGTTGAAAAATAATGCTTGTATCTCTCCCCATAGTGAGGTATGGCATAGCTAGGTCAGGAGGCTTTTCTGATGGACTCTAATCGCACCGCACTTCGCGTCGCCAAGGAACCCTCCTTCGGCGTAGCCCCGACCAATCCTCTGTATCAAGAGATTCGTCGGACCTCGGATGGGCTGGCTTTCACGCCCACTAACGAGGTGACTCAGGAAATTGAGTCAACTCGTCAGGTTACTGATCTCATCAACACAGGACGTGATGCCGCTGGCGACATGGCCTTTGAACTTTCCATTGAGAACATGGACTCCTTTATGGAGGGAATGTTCTGCAATCCTTGGCTTCGTACGCCAGAAGTGAAGAATGGTCCGGCGTGGGAGTATGGTGCGTCAGCTACTCGCATCACGGCTTGCACCCCGACGACTGTCACGCTAGCGGCCACTTCAGTTCTTTCTGGTAGCCAGATTAACGCGACCGGTACTTCGTTCCTCGCCAATATGCTTGTGAGTCTCTCTGGGTTTGCGAACCTGAATGGATTGTACAAGGTCTCCGGTTCTGCTGCTACGTCAATCACAATCGCTGGTGGTCCGACTGACGCTGCTCCGGGTACGAATGCCCGCGTGAAGGTAGTCGGCGTGGAAGGAGCTGCGGCTGATATCACCGCAGTTATTTCCGGTGGGCCAGCTCTGGTCACGACCGCGCTCAACTGGACGACTCTCGGGTTGATTGTCGGCCAGTGGGTCAAGATCTCCAATGAAGGTGGTGCCTACTCTTTCGCAACGGTGGCAAACAATGGATACGCTCGCATCAGCGCAATCACTGCCACCCGTCTCAGTTTCGATGCGACACAGGGTATCTTCGCTGCTGATACTGGAGCTGGCAAAACGATCCGAGTGTATTTCGGTGATACTATTCGTAACGGTATCACTCAGTACACTTATCGTGTTGAGAAAGAGTACACGCTTGCTGCTGGCGTTCGTTACTCATACTTCTCAGGTCACCAACCCTCAGCTCTCACGCTGACTGGTATAACTCGTGGCGTTGTCACGGGTACTCAGTCTTGGATGAGTGCAGATGCTACTCCCCCATCGGCCACTCGTGATGTTGGCGCTGCGACTTTGCCGATCTCGAACAAAACCGTGCTTGATGCCTCCAATTCCGTCCCAATGATTATGGAGGCTGGTGTTGTCCTCGGCGCCCCGAATTATGTAAGCGGGTTCACATTCACGTTTGACAATGGTCTTCGTGCTCGTAACGCAATCGGATCGCCGGGGGCAATCGGTCTGGGTATGGGCCGTGTGAACATTACGGGTACTCTCACTACTTATTTCGGTGATGAGGTCTTGCTCAATAAGCTGCGCGCTGCTCAGGCATCGGGAACGACTATTGCTTTCCGTGATGCAGCTAATCTGATGGGCGAGATCTGGGATATGCCACGTCTGAAATATAGTTCAGGTTTCCCGGAGGTTCCTGGCATTGATACCGATCTCACGACTGCTCTAGGTTTCCAGGCGTTGCGGGATCTCGCGGCCAATCGTGACTATACGATTATGCTTTGCCGATTTGACTATTTGCAGTAAGATCGGCGGATAAGACTAAGAAGTACGGCTGGTCCTCATCGCTATGGGGGCCAGCCCATAGACTGATCTAGAAGGAGCAAGACAATGGCTGGTTTTCTTGACCGTTACAATACCGACCGAAACGCCGAAGAAGATGGCGTGTGGGTTGATTATGGTGATGGCGTTAAAGTCCAAGTTCGCAGGCTGAGTTCCAGATTCTCTCGTGATGTGCGTCGTAAATTGGAGAAGCCTTATTCTTCTCAGTTCCGCAATCGCGACATGCCAGATTCTCTCCAGGAAGAATTGCTGAACAAGCAGATCGCTAAGGCGATCGTCGTCAACTGGGAAGGTGTACCTGATCCAGATAAACCTGATGTCATGCTTCCCTATAATGAGGACAATGTCCTCAGGATGATGACTCAGTTTCCAGACTTCCGGGACGACATTCTTACGGCATCAATGGAACGCTCTACCTTCGAGAAAGAACAGAGGAAGGAAGCGGAAAAAAACTTGAAACCTGCCTCAAGTGGCAGCTAAAGCCCAAGCCTCACGACTTGGAGAAAATGCGGGAAGACATACTGGCTCGAGGTGAGGATCCTGCCGATTTCCCAATTCTAAATGATCAACCGGAACTCTTTCCGGACTTGCTTTGGATTTGGGAGGGCTTCATGCTTCTCACTTCGTCTCGTCAATATGGGATGTCAAGTCCTCAGCCTATTCAGATGGGCGAGATTCTCGCATACTGTGAGCTTACCAGAATGGATGATCCTGATGAGCGTGATGATTTCCTTCATCATGTACAGGCAATGGATCGTGTATTCCTAGCAGATTTCCGTGCTCGTAATCCTTCTAAGGGTACGCCTAGCCGTGGCGGTGTTCCTCCTCACATGGGGAGTCGTAGATAATGGCTACCTACAAACTAGAAATTGATGGCTCTGGTGCGGAATCTGGCTCGCAGAGAATTGTCAAATCTTTTGATGCTATCAAGGCTGCTGCTGAGAAGATGGAAGGTGGCGTCACTGCCGCTGCTAAGAAGGCTTCTGCTGCTTTCGCCCAGATGGCTTCTGCCAAGCCGGTAAGTCAATCCGCTATCAATTCGTTGCGAGAACTCTCTGCTGTTTTTAAGAATTTCAAAGGTCCTAGTGAGGCTGCTACTCGTAACACTATCGCATTTCTACAAGGTATAGCCGCAGTCGGTAGACTAAAGATCGGGGGAACTGCCAGTCTATCAAATCTCCTAACAGCCATCGCTGGTTTCAAGGGTCCGACTCCACTGGCGGGTAAGAATACGGAAAGTCTTCTTAAAGCATTACAAAGAGCTAGTGGAATCTCAGTTTCTAGAGGATTGGGTAGTACGCTTAATGCTCTGTCAACTTTTAAGGGACCGAGTGCCTATGCTGCGAAGAATATCACAGCGATGCTTAATTCATTGGCAGCATTCAAAGCACCTACCGGACTTCGTGCTGCCACGAATGCTTTGAATGCTCTCACTGCTGCGGCGAATGCCGCGAATGGATCTATGCAGCGCCTGAGAGTGACTACCAATTCTAAGATGTCAGTGAACATTCGCACGGGAGAAGCGCATAAGAATATTAGTTCATTGATACGTCAACAAAATCTCATGCAGATGGCGCTGCTTCGCACACAAACCCTTTGGAATTCTCTCGGCGGTATTCTCGCTGGACGAGCGATTGTCAATGCCTCTAACGATATCATTAAGATTCGCGCTCAGCTAGAAGCAGCGACTGGTACTGCCGCTCAGGCTAGAATTCAATTCCAATTCCTTCAAGAACAGAGTCAAAGGTTAGGATTAGACTTCCGCGAAACAGCTAAGTCTTATGGCTTCTTCCTCGGCGCGATTAAAGGCACTGGAATGACCTTTAAGGAGACTCAGGATATTTTCCGTGGGTTCTCCACTGCTGCTCGTGCCCTTCAACTCAGCACATCAGATGTTGATGGTATTTTCCGTGCTCTTGGCCAGATCATGTCCAAGGGTAAGTTGCAAGCTGAAGAGCTTCGCCAACAACTAGGTGATCGTCTCCCGGGTGCTTTCGTAAGATTCGCCAAAGCGTTGGATATGACCAAGCCAGGAGAATTGGATGCAGCTCTTAAGAAAGGAGCTATCAGCGGAGACAAACTTAAGAAAGCACTTATTGAAGTCGCTGCGGTTATGGAAGTAGAATTTGCAGATTCAGCAGAAAAGATGTCTAAGACTGTTGATGCAGCATTTAATCGCCTGAAGAATTCTTTCGTGAATGCTGCTGCTGGTCTCGGTTCTAGTGGTATGAATGAAGCTCTTATAGCTTTAGCAGATACCATGCGTGCATTCTTAGAATCTGAAGGTCTTAGTGATGCTCTTTGGGTTCTCGGCAAAACTATGAAAGTTGTAGCTGAGAATATTAATCTCGTTGTTTATGCAATGGGAACCCTTGCTCTTTCTGCTACTCTCAAATGGGTAGCTGCTCTAGGACTTTTGCAGAAAGCATTTCTCGGATTAGTCACTACTGTAAAACTCACGGCTTATGCGATGGCTGGTCTCAGAGGAACAGCTCTCATGATGGCGGCGGGCATGGGGAGTGTCACTGCCGCGACTACTGTTACGACTAGAGCTTGGATGGCTCTGAATGCTGTAATGAAAGCCAACATATTTCTTATAATTGCAGCAGTTATTGTCGCGGTAGTCGCCGCTTATATGAATTGGAACAGAGAATTACATAAAAATGAAGATGCTCTAAGGGCCTCTGGCAGAGCAAGTGCAGTCGCGGAGAATGCAGTTGAACAGTTTACTTTAGAAATAATGGAGAATACTAATCAACTAGATAGAGGAAATCAAAGTTTACGAGAAAGAATTCGTCTTCAGGTTGCTACTGCTCAAGGTACATGGAGAGAAGCTGTCCAAGGAATAACTGGAGGAGTTGATAAACCTTCTACAAGTCTCTTTGGACGCCTAGGCGGAACTCGCATCGCTGCCAAGCCTGGAGAACACGGAGCGACAGGCTACATGATGTTTATGGGAGAGAGAATTACTAACCCTGAACTTATGAAAGCCGTCGCTGAAGCTGCAAGAGCGACAAGTCCCAAAGAGTACCAGAGAGCAGCGGGTAGACTGGGGATGCTTGCAGGGGTGCAGGGAGAACTCGGAGCTCTGTCTGGGCCTGAGCGAGCCATAGCCCAGAAGGGTTATGAGATGGTGGGTGGAAGACTTGAACAGTTCAATCCATCCACGTATAAGATGATGGGTCTTTCGTATGAGAGTGAACAGCATAGGAAAGAAGCCGAAGAAATTTTCGCTGGTCCGGCAGCAGAAGGAGGAGGCATCACTGGTGAACCCATAGAGAAAGCTGCAAAGACCGGAGGTAAGACTCCAGCTGAAGAATGGGCTGATAAACTTAAGACTTCTATTCGTTCTGCCCAAGAAGCATTATCTGATCTCACCTTAGAAACTGAAGGTGCGGCAAAAGCTTCTGAAAATCTTCTTGCTGGTATGGATCCTTTTGCAGCGGCGGCTGAACAAGCAGCTAACACTCAATTAAAAGCATTCAAGGATACCTTCAAGACTACCGAGGAAGAAGCTAAAGGTATTGTTGCTCTCGCTGAAGATATGCAGAAAAATAATCAGATCGCTGCGGGTGTTGATATTTCTACTGCCGCTGCTGCTGAACAAGCTATCCTTGATGTTTACTCTGCTCGGCAAAAGCAAAATGCAGAAGCACAAAAGCATCTGGAGATATCGCAGACTCTGGCGGGAATGCAACAGGAGAATAAGATTCAAGAGCAAGCCAACGCTCTTCTTGCAGCCGGAGGAACTCAGGAAGATTACAACAAGCTCTTGTATGTTGAACAGCAACTCTTAGGAGCGTCCCAGGCTTATCGTGATGCGAATATAGATAAAATTGAACAAGAATATGATGCCAAGGTAAAACTTGCTCGCCAGACTGAACTCTTAAATGCCCAGCGTGAACTTGAGGTTGCTAAGACAGTTAATACACAGATGGCCGGAGTTTATGCCCAAGGAGGAACTCCAGAGCAGGTTGCTAATCTAAAGGAGATAGTCGAACTTCGCGCCAAGATGGCGAGTGATGGGGCAACAGAAAAAGAAATTGCCGATCGTGTTAAAGTTGTTCAGGGTATGCAAGAACAAATTCGCGTCATGAAGAAGATGGAGGATGCGTACGAGAAACTTGTTCAGCTTGCTACTGATATGGCTGACGCGATTGTTAACGGTTTCAAGGAGGGGATAGAGAGTGGACAGGGCTTCCTGAAAACATTGAAGGGTATCTTCAAAGACCTCAAGAATATCATCATGGATGCCTATGTCTACAATCCCCTGAAACAATTCCTTAGGGATTCTCTCTTAGGAGTCATGGGAGGTATTGCTCCAGGAGCAGCAGGAGGGACTACCACAAGCTCTACCGGAGGCGGCTCTATTGGCTCGGCTGGAGGCGGATTCAATTTGGGTTCACTATTCAATTTCATGAGTGGTAGTGATACAGGAAGTACTTCTACTGCTTCGGCACAGACTAAGGTAGCTGCGAGTGAGATCGGCAAAGAAGTCGGCGAAGTCATGATGGACATCAATGGTAATCTAGTTCAGGGTGGTCCCGGAACTAGTTATCAGGCTATTCAAACCCTTCAAACTATAACTTCTCCATCGGGAGGTTTCACTAAGGCTATTTCTGGTCTTAAGAAATTATTTGATCCTAAGTCTGCTAAGGCTGCTGGCGACGCAATGAAGAAGAGTTTTCAGACTGGTAAAGGTATCGGTGGATCTATCTCTGGAGTTGTTGGAGTCGCTGCAGAAGCGTATGGTATGTGGAAGATGGGGAACGCAGTCGGTAAAGGAGTAGCTAAGGCTCTCGGCGGCGGGTTCCGGACTCAGGCTGTTGTCGGCGGTGTTGTCGGTGGAGCAGCAGCGGGTTACAAATTGGGAAGCATGTTCGGTCCAATGGGTGGTGCGATCGGTGCGGGGGTCGGTGCGGTTGTCGGCGGTATTCTTGGATTCTTAAAGAAAAAGCCAAAGATTCCTTCTTCCTATGGTTCAATTGTCGTAGGTGAGGATGGTATCGCTGTCGTTGGTGAGGCTGGAAAGTACGGGAAGGGTTCCAAGAAAATTGGTAAGCAGATGGCTGACGCTGCTGCCAAGATGTTTAATGATTTCGCAGAAAACCTAGACGCTACTCTTACAGCGGGTTCGTATGGATCATTTGGTCAGCGAGTGTTTAGTAAGAAAAAGGGAGCAACGGCAGAATCTTTCTATTCTTTGCTAGGCACATCAAGTAAAGGTAAGCCTCTCGGTCGTGAAGGTGTTGACTGGATCAAGGGTACTGATACTGAAGTTCAGGCTTTTGCTCTCATCCAGCAAGTACGGAAAGGAATGATCACTGGCCTTAGTAATGTCATGCAGCAAGTCTTTGCTAATACGAAGGCTACCACTATGGAGCAGCTCCAGGAAGACATTGGGGTCGGTAAAGCCTATGAGGAATTCATCAAGGGTTCTTTCCACATGGCAGATCTTGCCAAACAGGCTAAGGATCTTAATGATGCGTGGAAGAAACTGAGTCGCCAAGCTGCTGAGCTGGGATTAAACACCGAGGCTCTTGCTGCTGCTCGTGATCGTATGATGGCACAAATGAAGAAGGACTTTAACTACCAGATCTCCCAGGGAATTCTAGGTTATGAAAATCCCGCACTCGCTGCTTTCAATGATCTTGAGAGGGAATACAGAGAGACGGTAGAGAATGCTATGGCCGTGGGCGGTGATCTCGTAGCGGTTGAGAAATACTACGGCTTGAGGCGCACGGAACTCGTAAAGCAGATGGCTGAGGAAGCCAACAATGGCATCAAGAAGATCGCCAAAGATCTCCTTACAAGCCTGACTGCCTCCAGTGCTTCCCCGTTGTCAGCACAGTCAATCTTTGGTAATGCTCAACAGATGTTCCGTGGACTAGTGTCACAGATATCCTCTGGGGACTACACGAATGTTGATCAACTCAACACTTATGCGACTAATTATCTAGACGCTGCGCGCTCGATAGGAGCCTCCAGTGTTGAGTACTTTGATATCTTCCAAGAGGTGACCGATTTCCTGAAGGAAGTTTCTAGTGCTACGGGAGGAGCGGGCGGAGGCACAGGTCTCACTGATCTCCCGGCTCTACCGGATATTGATACTATTGTAGCAGAGATCAATGCTAGAAATGCCGAGATGGTTGCTGCCACTGAGCAGGTCGGTGAGGCTGTAGTTGAGAGTGGTACCCAAGTAGTTGACACCCTGAACTATGGATTTGGTGGTATCTTAGGTGCCCTCCTAGGTCAGATTACGGGGACTAATGGTTATCCGGCTGGTTATATTCCACCAACTGGAACTGGAGTTGCTAGCACTGGTGGAACAGGAGGTTCTTATGGAACAAGTGCTACCACAGGTGGAGGCGGCAGTTATGGTGGAGGTTCTGGTGGTGGTGGCGGAATATATGGTTCAGATGTTAATCTCGTATAGTGAGTAGGAATTTTGGCTGATAGAGTTTATCTGCTTGAGTGCAAGCCCCTTGATCCAGCTTCTGGAACTATAAAGAATGCGTACTTTTCAGCGGGCCTTACCACTGAAGCAGATCTCGGTACAGCTGATCCTTATCCTGTAAGACTGCAGAGATCCTTCTCACATGAGACTTCTGTTTTTGAAGATAATATGCCGGGGCAGACTAATACTTCCGTCGGTTCAGCAGTTATTCTAAATACGGATGGTCGGTTTGATTATCTTCTCAATTACAACTGGGATAATCGTGCAGTCACTATTAAAAGTGGTGAGGAAGGAGCAGCCTACGCGACTTATGTTACTGAGTTTGTAGGAGTCACTCTTGAACTTACTACTGATCTCAGCAGTCTTGTTCTTACCCTGAAAGATAATAGCTACAAGTTAATTGAACAGATGCAGAAGACTAAGTTCCTCGGCTCCGGGGCGCAGGAAGGCGGAGTTGAACTTAGAGATCGCCGGAAACCCTTGCTATTCGGAAAGACTCGTAATCTTTCTCCGGTACTGATTGACATAGCTCTTCTCACTTCACAGATTCACGATGGTACTCTGGCTTCTGTGGATGCAGTTTATGATCGTGGTGTACCTTTAACATTTTCTGCGAACTATGCCACCTATGCTCTGCTCGCAGCAGCCACGATCGCCCCAGGATATTATGCAACTTGTCTGGCACAGGGCTATCTTCGTTTAGGAGCTCCTCCTTACGGTATCGTTACAGTGGATGCCGTTGGTCAGTTCAACACTGCTACAAATATCCCTGAGATGGTGAAGCAATTTCTACTCAGTACACGAGTAGGTCTTGTCACAGCAGATATAGATGTTGCTTCTTTCACTGAAGCTTCCGGGGAATGTCCTTATAATTTTGAGGGTGCTTATTTAGCAGAACCAGACTTTCAGGTCGATCAATTCGTGGAGACTATGGCTTCTTCCATGAATGCTTTCTGGTATGTAAGTCGTACTGGATTAATCACTTTCCGTCAATTTAGGTTCCGTCCTTCATCTGCTTCTATACGCGCTGAAGATCTTATGAATCTTGGCAAGGCAGCATCTCCTCAACCTCTACATAAGGTTCGTGTGAAATACGCCAAGAATGCTACAGTCATGTCACAGGGGGATTTCACTATCCCTGTACAAGCATTCAATGGTTATCTCACGAAACGCTATCATTATGTAGATATCTCTTCTGGTGAAATTCCTGCGAATTATGCTAATGCCGGTGAGTATAAAGTCTTCTTAAATGATGTTCAGGTGAACGATCTTTCGGACGTTCAGTTTAGGATTCCCAATAATGAACCGTGGATCACCATTGATAACTTAGGTGTCATCACGGTAACGAATTCAGGGGTTGCTTCTGCGAGTGCTGTCGTACGCGCTAGCATTGGGGAGTTCTCAGTAGAAGAAGTCTTTACTATGGTGCGGGATTCTTCTGCACCACTACAGTCAATGTCGTTGACGCTATCTAGTAATCGCTTCTTCTTTGATGATCTTAATAAACCGGATCCTCCCGCGCAGACTATCACTATAACTGCGACAGGAAGTAATACTACTGCGCCGATTACTGTCACGGCGAAAGACAATCTTAACCAGAATGTCGTAGTGACAGGCGGCACTATCCCGATAGCGAATGTATCTGTATCTCCTTTGGTATTCTATATTGAAGTGACTGCTGTCTCTGTTGATATGGTTTATCAGAAGCAGCGCATCATGGTTCAGCATGGAACGGATGCCGCTATTGCTGCGACTCTAGCCGCACTAGCAGCGTCTAATGATGCGATTACTTTCTATTATCAAGCTAATGCCCCGACTGTTGAGACAGATGGTGTTCAGGTAGATGATGTTTGGATTGATACTAATGACGGGAATAAGCAATATCGTTGGACCGGAATTAGTTGGTCCTCTATAACCGATACTAGAGTCACAGATGCACTAGCGGCTGCGGCGGGTGCTCAAGCAACGGCTGATGGCAAGATCACTACTTACTTTAGTGATGTGTCACCGACAGCCCCAACCGGAGGTTTTGTTCAGGGAGATCTCTGGTACCAAGATACTACGAAAACTCTGTATCGCTGGAGCGGTTCTGCTTGGAGCCAGTCTGTCGGCACTTTTGGAGCCGAGTACTATGAGACAGTTTATGGCAAGCCGCTGAGTGAAGTTCTTATTGATGAGATGGAGTATAAGAACTCTACCAAATTCGCGAAGCGTTGGCTGGTTCGTGAAGGCGAAGGCATTATCAATTATGATCAAAAAGATAAAGGTGTACAGGGTGGAGCATATCTAAGAATAACTAGTCCCACTGTTCCAGTGGAATTAGTTACTAACGGAACTTTTCCGACGGCTACTACAGGATGGACTGCTGGTCCTAATACGACATTATCTATCGGTGCTCAGGCATTACGAGTTACAACTACTTCTACTGTGAGTGCCTATGCCTATCAAGCGATTACTTGTGTCGTAGGTAAGACATATTCTGTCTCCTATGAAAATAATGAGCGGATTGCCACTAGTGTTATCTTTCAAATTGCAAATGATTCGGCAGGAACTTCAACGGTATATAGCGATACCACTGAAAGAAGTAGTGTATATACTTCTACTTTCGTAGCGACACAAACCACCCATTATATTCGCTGTGTTGCTGTCGCTACCATCTCTGGTCGTTATGCTGACTTTGACAATATCTCTATAATGCAGACTGCTCCCGGGGATATCTGGTTGAGCTATGTCGGCGAGCCTGTTCCTTTTGATCCAGCAGCTTCTTACGAAGTTGAGATCGCTATTCGCCGTCCGTCGGGAGATGGTAAGGTCAATCTCGGGTTAGAGGGTCTTGCTGATGACAAGGTGACTCTTGTAAGCCGAACAGGTACTAATTCATATACGACCCCTCACTGGATATGCGCGGCTGCGGCGACTCCTAATACAGGATGGACTTATTACAAAGGTTATTTCAAAGGGAGGTCGGGTACAGGTTCTGCTACTGCGGGGACTATCGATGTCCCCGGTGTGATGCACACGAATGTTGTTTATATACGACCTGTGATGCAGCTCAACTACCAAGCCACTTCAGGTGTGATGGATGTCGGTTATGTCCGTGTTCGTAAGACCCAAATGATAGATCAACTACCTGATGGTACACACGGAAAGATCTATAAATCACAGCTGACAAACTATGCTCATAAGCTAACTGTGGTTGCTTCCGGGATGCAGATTGCAGATCAGCGTAACTTGCCCCCGGTCAAGGCTCTTAATCTCGGGTTCAAGTATGGTGGGACGGTCACCTACTCGACGACTACCACACTCTGCACGATAAATATCACGGCCAGCTCTTTTACGATTGGTAATATCACCGTCGCTTATAATGCGATGAGTACCACTATCAGTGGGACGGCTGGTACAGGTCCGTTTACTTATTATCTCTACTTTGACGATGCTGGCTATGTCGGCGGTGCAAAGACTTTGCTGAAGACTACAAACTCATTGCTTATCTACCAGTCGGATGATCGTGTCTTTATGGGTACGGTTGTTTTCTCATTCCCATCGGCAGGAACCGGAGGGGGTGACGGTGATGTGGGTGGCGGCGGTTGTGTTGATGCTGAGGCATGGGTTGACACTCGTGACAAAGGTTTCATACAGGCTAAGGAAATTGTGGAGGGAGACTATATCAGGGTACTCTCTGCAGACCGAAAGTTTACTGAATGGGCTCCCGTCTTAGGAAACGAGATAAAGATGGAGGAGTCTTTCCAGTTAGTGAGTCGTACTAGTGGAAGTACTCTTCGCTGTTCTGCATCAACTCCTCTAACTCTTTCTGATGGTTCATCCGTCTACCCCGGTGATCTTAAAGGACAAGAACTTCCAGTTTATGTGACAGAACTGGCGTGGGAAAAGCATGACGCTATTTGGATTGGACCTAGACCTGTAGCCTTTATTCACTTAGGTGGATTATGCTATGCTGCGGGAGATATCCCAGGACGTTCTATCTTCACACATAACCCGATAGAGAATCCAAAGCCCTAGGAACAGACAATGCCAAGATACTCCAAAGTTAATCGGAAGATCCCTGCTCGGGATGAGCTCCTATTGACTAAAACAACAAGAGATAATGAGAATGGATTAATTCTCGGAAACCATGATTCTGTGGCACCAGGACTTTATCCTGGTGAGGAAACCTTTGAGCTAGATGATGGAAATCTCATAGCATTACGAGTGGAGACTCACTGGTTATCGAATGGTGAAGGTGTCAGCTTTCATGCTTTTGCCAGATTGATTGAAGACGATGGCTCCTCCAAACTCTCTGCTCGAAACCAGCACATTGGATCTGCCTTTACCTATTCTGTTCCTGCTTTATTCGCAATTGAGCATGGAGTTGATGCTATTGCTACAGATGTGGCGAGGATTATCCTTGGGGAGGAACCCTATCTAAAGGTAATGGTTCCTATGGGGGAAGGGGAAGAACCTCAGGAACAGCCGCTTCTCAATATTTCTGATATGGTCAAAGCGAATGCTAATATAAGAGATCAGATCAAACTTGCGGAACAGGTACGAGAGTATCCTAAAATCTCTTTGTAAGAATAAAGTAACTTGTCTCAGGATTAATTCTGGCCTAAACTGTGGTAAATCGTTTTGCGGAGAAAAGGTAATGGCGATCCAGTTTATCGCAAATCCAAAGGATGCCGCGGACTTGATTTATCATTATCTAATGGACAACCCGCTTGCCTTCACTCCAGATGTTCGCGAGTGGGTAATAGGATTTCTGGCCCCTCAAATGTCGCTCACCTACGGAGTTGCGGAGACTGCTGAAGTTATCTATGCGCGTATGAGTGAACTCACTCAAGAAGATTTAGAGCTCGGTGCTTCAGTTGCTTCCTGTGCTTCCTACCAGAAGCTCAACAATTTCGCGGATGACGACGGTGTCAGAGGTGAGGGTATCTACCAAGCACTCATGCGTGAAGCAGGAGCTGCTCCGCCAGAAGGGGGAAGCTGGCCGCTGCCTGAGGAGGATCCTATGCCGAAGGATGTTTATTTACCGCCGCCCCCATTAGACTTCAAGGACGTCGGGAAGACTGCACCGTTTATCCCGCCACCAGAACCATCGCCTGATCAGGTGGGTGATGTTCCTGTAGAGCCTGAGGTAGAATAGTGGCTGGAGCCGACATCAATCGCATTTCTTTCGCTATGAAAGAGTACAGGACGACTGCTCCTATTGAAGATACGCAGGTGCTTGCTCGCCATCCTCTTGCGGTTGAGCTTGACTATCTCACTATGTTTCGTGATGAAGCAGACGCGACCGCATTTGGCGGACAGGTTCTAGCTCTCCGAAAATTTGATCGCTGGTCATGGGCTTGTTTGATCACTCGCGGAAACTACCCCACTCTTGAAGTAGGCCAGACTATAACGCTATTCTATCCCCGCTACGGATTTAATTCTGGTGCAGACTTCATTATCAAGAAACGTCGCAGAGATGCTGGCCTCTTGTTTGATGAACTGGTTCTATTCGGCCCGAAGGGTCTGGCTTTCGACCAGCATATTTTCGCTTTGGACTTCGTCAACCAAGAATACTGGAAGGCTGGTGCAGTCACTGGTACGATCAGTTCTCTTTCTGGATACTTATTCACTCGCACGAATGAGCAGGGTGCTAGAGATCGTGATGGAGGGGTAGATTATTTCGCTGCTAATATCCCAGCGATTAATGGCTTGGGTTATCATCCGTACAGTGCTCTGACGAATTCATTACTCTATAGTCAAGCGATAGGCACGTCTCCGTGGAATACCTACACTTCTGGGCCTTCTATCACTATAACTGCTGATCAAGCGGTAGCTCCCGACGGGACTACAACTGCTGATAAGATTGTAATGGGTGCTACAAGTGTCGGCCAGCATTGTTTCTTCGCTCAGTCTCCCGGTACTCTTACTGCGGTTCCTTATACTTATTCTATCTGGTTGCGAGGTGAAGTTGGTGGAGAAAAAGTCTATGTTCTAGATCAGGAGAACGCAGGTACGGTAGTTAATACTGGGGTATTTGTCACTCTCACTACAGAGTGGCAGAGATTCACTAAAGTTATTACTGGTTCAACTTTCGCTTGGTGGTTCGGGGTCGGTAATCACAGCAATATCGCAGGTCAACAAGCTTCTTCGGCTCAAACAATCTACGCATGGCAGGGTCAGCTTCTTAATGGTAATTATCCTGATGGTGGTCCAGTCATCCGCACTACCTCAGCAGCGATCACGTTGAGTACGAGTACTATGCACATGGATGTGAAGGCCGCAGCAGCAAATCTCACTGAGGACTTTTATGTTGAGGGTCTGATCCAGAATTCAGGGAACCTTACCGATCGTAGGTTTGCCCATCTCATAAGCACTGCGCTTTCTACTCAGCAGTTCTATGTTCAGATACTCAACACTACTAATCAGATCCGTGTGATAGGTGCTAGTGGTGGTCAAGCAATCGGTTATCTTCCTGGGATAACCATCAATTCAATGGACAAATTCTCGTTCATTTACTCTTATGTTCAAGCCACGAAGACACTTCAGTTCGGTGTCCGATGCAATGGGATGACTGTCCTTAGCGCACCGACAGCAAATATTCAAACTGATGTCACAGGTCTCAACAGAATGAGAGTTGATGTGGCAATCGGGAACGTTATCATAAAGTTTCTGGGAGTGAAGGCTGGAACGCTTACTGATCAGCAGATGAGCGACCGCCTGTACGCTCTTCTAGGAGGATAAGACGTGAGCATTTTCTTCGTCGCCCCAATAGAACAGCACCCTGACTATGACAAGGTGACCACTGTACCTGCGAGCGCACACGCAAACGCATCATACCCTGCGAGTAATCTTCTCACTTACGATCCTACGCAGGTGATGCTAGCTACTCAGGTTGCCCCGGTAATCACGTGGGACTTAGGTGCTGCGAAGAGCTGGGATGTGATCTCATTGATCCATACGAATCTAGCGCATGACGCCACAATACTCGTGGAAGGCAGCACGAATAATTCTGTTTGGGTAACTCTCCAGGCGGCTGGAACTCTGGCTTTAGCTCATACAGTCGCTGGACAGACAGTCCAAAACCAGAAGCATATGCTCAGGCGTAATCTGACGCTGTTCGTTTCCCCTACAGTATTGACCTATCGCTATATTCGTATTACTCCAACGAACACAGGTGGTGTCCTTCCATTCTTTGGGCGGTTGTTTGTCGGTCTTAAATGGAAGCCGACCTACGGCTGGCAGTATGGATCGCAAGTTAACTTCTTAGATCTTTCGCGCCATGAGCGCACCGATCGTGGGACGTTAGTGCTAGATTATATTCCGCCTATCCCCGGTGCCTCGGTGCAGATGGATTTCTTAAGTAAAGCTGAGATGATGGACTTTGCTTGGGAATTCAATTATTGGCGGGGTGCCGGGAAAGAATTTCTTGCTTGTCTTGATGTTGAGGATACGAAATACCTACAGAAAATGACATTTTATTGTACGATCACTGAAGGGAGAACAATTTCTTTTGACTCTTATAATACTCACAGCCAGACATGGACTCTTGAGAACATAGCTGCCGCTTAGAAAGACTTAACCGTGAATATACAAATCACGATAGACTCCGACGATAAGAAGGCGTGGATTAATGACCGCATACCTCCGCACGTCTTTAACGTTCTTGCAGAGCTCCCGGGCCGCAAGCGGTATGTACAGGGCAAACCCTTCATAGAGCTCTCGAGGAGCAACCTAGAGTATCTAGACATACGTTTGGAGGGCATCACTTGGCGCGGGCCAGCGGCCAACCTAGTGGAGCAATTCCGGGCGATGCGTCTCGCCGAGAAGAACACTAGGGATGCTCGTTGGCTTGAGCCAGAAAGTGTTGAATTCCCTTTCAGGACTGTTCCATACCAGCATCAGCTTAAAGCATTTTCACTCGCCAGAGGTAAAGTCGCCTTCGGTTACTTCATGGAGCAGGGAACTGGAAAGACCAAAACTCTACTTGATGATGCTGCGGATATCTATCTCAACGGCGGTGAGGCAGGACGGATAGACACTCTCATTATTGTAGCGCCGAACGGAGTACACGCTCAGTGGATTAATGAGCAGGTGCCCGAGCACTTTCTTGAGTCTATCCCTTACGCGGGCGGGTACACAGTAGCGTCACCAACTCTAGATGAGGCTAGGCAGTTTCGTAAGGCTAAGGAATTCAAGGATGGTCTTAGGATCATCGCTATTCATATTGACATGATGAGTCATACGAGCGGTAAGAAACTCTTACAGGAACTTCTGCTCAGTTGCAACGCGATGCTCGTGGTAGATGAGAGTAGCCGAATTAAAGATCCTAATTCTAAGCGCACTAAGACTCTGTGCGAGCTGGGTAAGTTAGCGAAATATCGGCGCATTCTGACGGGCACCCCGATCTCACAGGGAGTGGAAGATATCTATTCTCAGTTCTACTTCTTGGATAAGCATAT